AGTGACATTTGTTTCATTTCTTCCCACTCCGCCACATCGCATTCAGATATTTGTTGTCATTAACAGAACCGAAACTCTTTCTCTTAAGCAAGTCCTCTCATGGTAAATTCCTCAGTCATTACTGATAGCGCCATAGCGTGAGCGGTAATTACGCAGGCGCGGGTCGATATATTCAGGGAATTTGTCTATTGTCGCTTTTCGCAACGGTCGCATTGCTGTTTCGTTTGTTCGGTCCCTCTCATCTTTTAACGCGAGCTGTATATCGCGTCGGTACATCCGTTCTGCTTTTGTTTCTGGTGTCAGGGCAATAAACGTGTCGAAATTGTTTTTGATATTTTCCAGCACCTCCGCCTTGGAGCTACCGGAGCAGTTGCGCGGGTCATCCGCACCATACAGAGGCGCTGGCATAATGGGAGCCTTATTTTCAGTAATCAGAAAGGAGGGTAATCGTTCTGGCTGTAACCATAATCATCTGCATGATTCTGGATTACGTTTTTAGAGCGATTGTCTTTATCTTTGAGACTGGCAACCATGTTGGCGATAGTTTCTGGTTGCTTGCCTTCCGCCTTTTCTTTAAGGGTTTGACCAGTTTGTGCAATAAACGGGATGCGTATTTCCATCTGGTAGCTGTCTGCGCCAGTCTTTTTGTTTGTGGTTAATACTTTCTGGAGCACCAACCCGATTTTCTTTCCATGAAATTCAGGTGCAACAAATTTACTGACGGAAATCATATGTTGCGTTAACTGCCCAATCCCGGCACACCCCATCATGGCGTGAACGACATTTGCGCCAAATTTGTTTTCCGTTCCGTCATTTTTCTGAACGCAGACGCTAAGATATTGGATTTTACGTCCGTCGTCGGATTCGCCAGAAAACTCAATAAATTTTGCGCCTTTTTCTGATTGCTTGAGTTCTGCTTCAGTAATGGTAATGATATGAGCGCCAGTTTCGTTAATAAAACCACCTTGCCCTGCTGTCAGTGCTGCTTCTTCGTTATAAGTAAAAATCACGTTGCTCATGCGGCGTTTTCCTTAATTTGATGAACATTATTGATGCCGTAGTAATCACAAACAGTGGCATCGACAAAAGAGAGATCGTTATCAATCTCATTGGAATCAAACATTCCCATTGGGGATTTAACAGTGTCTGCACCGTTGTTTTTCGTGGTGAAAAAGAACTGGTCATCACGGGTAAGGGTGCGAAGAACTATAGTAAACATGCCTTCGACAGTGATTTTCTCGTCCAGCATTTTGCCGATAGTTTTCATTTTCACGCGCCCCATAGGGGTTTCTTCTGTGTGCGCAAGAAAATAGACTCTCAGGTCATCAGGTGCATCCTGTGCAGCCTTAATCACCTCCCATGCGTGGCGGCCTATCTCAGTAAATTTATCAAACGATTTTTCTTCTGAGCGGCGCATAAACTCATTGCTCATCACATACTGGAAGTCATCAACAATAACGATTCTTTTTCCGTATTCGTGAGCACGCTTAATTACAGCAACTATTACGTCCCATTTGTCAGTGGTAACTACGGTTCCTTTTTTTGCTCTGGCATCCCATGCAAGCCAGTCTTTTGATTTAAATGGTAGCGGCTTGCCTATTGGTTTTATAAGTATTGCTTCCTCTGGATTGATATTTCTCATGCTGGTTGATTTTCCGGTGCCAGACTCACCGAGTATTAATGTCGCAGTTCCCATAATTCACCTCAGAATGGTAATTCGGATGGGGCGGAAAGAAATTTGCGCTCATTCATGCGCTCTCTTTGTGCCTGCCATAAGCAAAGTTGTTTCTTTGATTTATCTCCCGCTTTACGCCAGTAACGAGCCTCAGCAATGTGATACTCTCTTTTTAATCGGCTTAACTCTGGGGTTTTCGCCAGTTCTACCGGAATCATTTTGACCTCCATTTTCTGTAGGCTTCTACGGCTTCACGAAACATCTTTTCATCGCCAATAAAAGTGGCGATAGTGAATTTAGTCTGGATAGCCATAAGTGTTTTATCCATTCTTGGGAACTCCTGGCTGATTAAGTATGTCGATAAGGCGTTTCCATCCATCACGTAATTTACGTGTGATTCGTTCAAGTAAAGATTCGGAAGGGCAGCCAGCAACAGGACACCCTGCAATGGCATATTGCATGGTGTGCTCCTTATTTATACATAACGAAAAACGCCTCGAGTGAAGCGTTATTGGTATGCATATAAAAAGGCCCTCACACTGGAGGGCAAAGAAGATTTCCAACAATCAGAACAAGTCGGCTCCTGTTTAGTTACGAGCGACATTGCTCAGTGTATTCACTCGTTGGAATGAATACACAGTGCAGTGTTTATTCTGTTGTTTATGCCAAAAGAAGGCCGACTATGCGGCCTGTGATGTTAGATTTACTTTCATTTTTGAACGGCAGCTACAATTATGATGGAATGTACAAAACCACTTTCCAGTTCATAGAAGTGGATGATGGCATAAAATAATCCCACGACTCGTTAGCTACGAGCTCTTTATTAACTGTGGTGGCAGCAATTTCGGCATCGCCTTTATTATTAAAAATGTCGTTCGAATACTGACATTTTCCATCTGCATGCACATATAAAATATCATATGTCTCTGTATCGTAATAACCACTTATGTCTCTGATAACAATTCCTGGCTTCAATGATTTAATTTTCTCGTCCATATCTCACCTCAAATAAGTGGTTTGCTGCGAAAATAAATCCGCTTAAGTTACCTGTTATTTATCCCACCAAGTTCCGTATCTATCTATCCAGTTACACCAATCATCGACACTCCATTTTGCTGTGTCGCATTTTGGCAAATGGCATGAATATCTACCTTCTTTGTAAAGTCGGCGTTTGACTTTCTTGAGCATGGCTCACCTCAATCGTAATAAGCTGGAATTGATTTTCCGCGTTGCTTCTGGCGGCCTGAACAGGTCACACCCATTTCACTGCGTGGCTTGCGGTAGTAAATACGATTCTGTTTACGCTCGACTTCTTCTGCCTTCTTGCAGCGAAGGCTTCCGAGTGATGCTGCTTTATCTGCTCTGACGCAACCAGAGAGCTTTAGCGCAATTTTTCGCGCCAGTCGCTGTTCTTGCATTGCCTGCTCACGTTGAGCCTGTCTGCGTGCTCTGCGGCGATTTCTGGTGTTATCGTCAGCCAGATATGTAATGACGACTGTCATGTTGACCTCCGATGATTGACTTTGGCGGTGACGCGCCGGGTGCTTATCTTCCGGTTGCCGTCGTGCAGCTGCACTTCACGTCACCCCAAAGCCAACTACTCTTTGGTTCCCGCATTTCGGCGGGACAATCCCATCAATGTTAAAGAGCCTGCCAATCTGTTCCGTTTGGCTGCCAGCGTCCTGCTGATGTGTTTAGTATCACCGCTAGTGGTATGTGTGTCAACACCGCCAGAGATAATTTATCACCGCAGATGGTTATCTGTATGTTTTTTATATAGATTTATTTTTTGCAGGGTTGTGTGGATTGGGAAGGTGATCGAGAGATCTGAATTGCGATGTTTAGTGAGTTGTATCTATTAATTTTCAAATAAATACAATTGGTTATGTGTTTTTAGGTGGGGCGATCGTGAGGCAAAGAAAACCCGGCGATGAGGCCGGGTTATGTAGGCATTATGCAGCTTTTTTGGTGTGTGCTGACGAGCGAGCCAGAATCTCGTTAATGAGAGATCTCAGGGTCATTGCATCTTTGTGCAGAGTGGACATGGTTTTCATTGCGTTTCCTCGGTTTATTTTATGGTACTAGCCTAGTTCAAATAGACTATATGAAATCTTGATTTACTATTAAGGCCATTGGGTTGGTGGAAGATCGTGGGTTTTTATCTGCGTATTTGCTTCCACACATTTATCATAGTCTAATTTCTCTACAGCAAGCAATAGTGATTCAGCATACATCAATCCTTGCTTGATGTTCATAACATTTATGCTTGCACTTGCGGCATCCATATCCTTTGCTGTCTCTACCATATGCTCAAAGCTTTGAGCAATAGAGTCAACTCCGTTTTTCATCCTTGTAAACACTAATTTTAGCTCATCAAGGCTTGGATTCGTTAGATCATACATCCCATGCATTCCATGGGCTTCGAATAACTCTGACAACGATCTAAGGGCGAAGTTCACAGAATCAATAACTTGGTCGTACTTTTTCTTATCAAGATCATTCATTAAAAATATAACCTTTTAACTATTTGATATTGCTGCATTTATATCAATATATGCATTTCACATATATCACTCAAACGTCTCTTCAGGCCACTGGCTGGCGATAACTTTCCCCACAACGGAACAACTCTCATTGCATGGGATCATTGGGTACTGTGGGTTTAGTGGTTGTAAAAACACATGACCGCTATCCCTGATCAGTTTCTTGAAGGTAAATTCATCACCACCAAGTCTGGCTATGCAGAAATCGCCGGGCTCAACAGCCTGCTCAGGGTCAACAAGAATTAACATCCCGTCAGGAAAGCTTGGCTTGGAACCTGTTGGTGCGGTCATGGAATTACCTTCAACTTCAAGCCAGAATGCAGAATCACTGGCTTTTTTGGTTGTGCTTACCCATCTCTCCGCATCACCTTTGGTAAAGGTTCTAAGCTCAGGCGAGAACATCCCGGCCTGAACATGAGAAAAAACAGGGTACTCATACTCACTTCTGAGTGATGGCTGCATACTAACCGCTTCATACATCTCGTAGATTTCTCTGGCGATTGAAGGGCTAAATTCTTCAACGCTAACGTTGAGAATTTTTGCAAGCAATGCAGCGTTATAAGCATTTAATGCATTGACGCCATTAAATAAAGCTCCAACACCTGACTGCCCCATCCCCATCTTGTCTGCGACAGATTCCTGAGATAAGCCAAGCTCATTTTTCTTTTTTTCATAAATAGCTTTAAGGCGACGTGCGTCCTCAAGCTGCTCTTGTGTTAACGGTTTCTTTTTTGCGCTCATACGTTAAATCTATCACCGCAAGGGATAAATATCTAACACCGTGCGTGTTGACTATTTTACCTCTAGCGGTGATAATGATTGCATGTACTAAGGAGGTTGTATGGAACAACGCATAACCCTGAAAGATTATGCAATGCGCTTTGGTCAAACCAAGACGGCTAAAGATCTCGGCGTATATCAAAGCGCGATCAACAAGGCCATTCATGCAGGCCGAAATATTTTTTTAACTATAAACGCTGATGGAAGCGTTTATGCGGAAGAAATAAAGCCCTTCCCAAGCAACAAAAAAACAACTGCATAAGTAACACCGCTCTTTAACAGTCATGGTCCTCATTCCCGCCGAAATGCGGGAATACAACGCGCATAAGTTGATGCGCATAACTTCTTATTTGTTAAGGAAATACTTACATATGGAACTTACAAGTACTCGCAAGAAAGCGAATGCAATTACAAGCAACATCCTGAATCGAATTGCTGTACGTGGTCAGCGAAAGGTTGCCGACGCGTTAGGGATTAATGAATCGCAAATTTCACGATGGAAAGACAGCTTCATCCCAAAAATGGGAATGCTTCTGGCTGTTCTTGAATGGGGTGTCGTTGACGACGACATGGCTCGATTGGCACGACAAGTTGCTTCGATTCTCACCAATAAAAAACGCCCGGCGGCAACCGAGCGTTCTGAACAAATCCAGATGGAATTCTGAGGTCATTACTGGATCAATCCACAGGAGTCATTATGACAAATACAGCAAAAATACTCAACTTCTACAGAGGTAACTTTGCCAAACAGGAGCGTAATGTGGCAGATCTCGATGATGGTTACGCCAGACTATCAAATATGCTGCTTGAGGCTTATTCAGGCGCAGATCTGACCAAGCGACAGTTTAAAGTGCTGCTTGCCATTCTGCGTAAAACCTATGGATGGAATAAACCAATGGACAGAATCACCGATTCTCAACTTAGCGAGATTACAAAGTTACCCGTCAAACGGTGCAATGAAGCCAAGTTAGAACTCGTCAGAATGAATATTATCAAGCAGCAAGGCGGCATGTTTGGACCAAATAAAAACATCTCAGAATGGTGTATCCCTCAAAACGAGGGAAAATCCCCTAAAACGAGGGATAAAACATCCCTCAAATTGGGGGATTGCTATCCCTCAAAACAGGGGGACACAAAAGACACTATTACAAAAGAAAAAAGAAAAGATTATTCGTCAGAGAATTCTGGCGAATCCTCTGACCAGCCAGAAAACGACCTTTCTGTGGTGAAACCGGATGCTGCAATTCAGAGCGGCAGCAAGTGGGGGACAGCAGAAGACCTGACCGCCGCAGAGTGGATGTTTGACATGGTGAAGACCATCGCGCCATCAGCCAGAAAACCAAATTTTGCAGGGTGGGCTAACGATATCCGCCTGATGCGTGAACGTGACGGACGTAACCACCGCGACATGTGCGTGCTGTTCCGCTGGGCATGCCAGGACAACTTCTGGTCCGGTAACGTGCTGAGTCCGGCCAAACTCCGCGACAAGTGGACTCAACTCGAAATCAACCGTAACAAGCAACAGGCAGGCGTGACAGCTAGCAAACCAAAACTCGACCTGACAAACACTGACTGGATTTACGGGGTGGATTTATGAAAAACATCGCCGCACAGATGGTTAATTTTGACCGTGAGCAGATGCGTCGGATCGCCAACAACATGCCGGAACAGTACGACGAAAAGCCGCAGGTACAGCAGGTAGCGCAGATCATCAACGGTGTGTTCAGCCAGTTACTGGCAACTTTCCCGGCGAGTCTGGCTAACCGTGACCAGAACGAACTGAATGAAATCCGCCGCCAGTGGGTTCTGGCTTTCCGGGAAAACGGGATCACCACAATGGAACAGGTTAACGCAGGAATGCGCGTAGCCCGTCGGCAGAATCGACCATTTCTGCCATCACCCGGGCAGTTTGTTGCATGGTGCCGGGAAGAAGCATCCGTTATCGCCGGACTGCCAAACGTCAGCGAGCTGGTTGATATGGTTTACGAGTATTGCCGGAAGCGAGGCCTGTATCCGGATGCAGAGTCTTATCCGTGGAAATCGAACGCGCACTACTGGCTGGTTACCAACCTGTACCAGAACATGCGGGCCAATGCGCTGACTGACGCGGAATTACGACGCAAGGCTGCCGATGAACTGACCTGTATGACAGCGCGAATTAACCGTGGTGAGACGATACCTGAACCAGTAAAACAACTTCCTGTCATGGGCGGCAGACCTCTAAATCGTGTTCAGGCGCTGGCGAAGATCGCAGAAATTAAAGCTAAGTTAGGACTGAAAGGAGCAAGTGTATGACGGGCAAAGAGGCAATTATTCATTACCTGGGGACGCATAATAGCTTCTGTGCGCCGGACGTTGCCGCGCTAACAGGCGCAACAGTAACCAGCATAAATCAGGCCGCGGCTAAAATGGCACGGGCAGGTCTTCTGGTTATCGAAGGTAAGGTCTGGCGAACGGTGTATTACCGGTTTGCTACCAAGGAAGAACGGGAAGGAAAGATGAGCACGAACCTGATTTTTAAGGAGTGTCGCCAGAGTGCCACGATGAAACGGATATTGGCGGTATATGGAGTTAAAAGATGACCATCTACATCACTGAGCTAATAACAGGCCTGCAGGTAATCGCAGGCCTTTTTATTTGGGGGAGAGTAAATCGTGGTTGAGTTGATTTTCTCTGCATTGAGGCTTCTCGGTGCTCTGTGGATGGTGGCGACGTTCATTGTGGTTGCTGGCTGTTTTGTCCGGTTGGTAGGCGAAGGTAAAGACCTGGTGGGTGTGCTTTTCGGTAGCATTTTTCTGTGGGTGATTATCGGTGTTATGCCTGTTGTCGTAGCAAAAGTGGCGTGGCGTTTTGTGAGTTAATCGGAGGTTAATGTGAGCAAGTGCCAAAAGTGCAATAACACAGGAATGTGTGATAGCGGAGGTTCTACTCCTTGGGGAGAGCCGATTTTTATTGAATGTGACTGCCTTATGAAAGATGACGAAAGCAGATGCCAGTTTGAAGAGAGTTGGTTACGACGTGGGGGCGAATCTTCAGACCTTATCCGTTACCCTGAAAATCACCATGAAATTGGCAGTGGTGATATTGGTGGTCAATACGTGATGGACGATGTTCAAGGCCACTGGCAAACGTGGCAGGCATCGAGAGCAGCTATTGAAATTGAGCTGCAAAAGCCAAAGAAAGGCCCACTTCCCGGTGATTATCACATTGGCTATGACTCAGGTGCAGAATCGCAATACGAAAGCGATGTAGAGGCTATCCGCGCCGCTGGAATCAAAGTGAAGGAGTGAGCATGAGTCGACGAAGTAGCTTTTTGGGGTTTGTAATATTCCTGTCCTGCACTGGTTACATCGTAATCTGGTCAATTTCGAACATTGACCGTGGCGGGAAATATCTCATTGTAATGTTCTTTCCTTTGTTTCTTGGGTGGTACGCCGCAAGGTTGCTGGAAGAATGGGGTTACAGGCATAAAAAATAAAGGAGTATTCAGTGAAGCAAACAATCTTCCTCCGAACTAAGCAACAACAGCAAGCTGCAATAAATGCCATCCTCGCAACACCACTCGATAAAGACAAGCCAGTCACCATCCGCATTACTGACTACAAGCGCAACCTTGACCAGAACGCAAAATTTCACGCGATGGTCGCAGATATCGCTAGGCAAGTTCAGTGGCGCGATAAATGGTTAAAACCAGAACAATGGAAGGTTTTGTTGATCAGCGGTCATGCAGTGGCAACAAAACAGGAAGCTGATGTTTTGCCCGGGCTTGAAGGCGAATACGTCAACATTCGCGAAAGCAGCGCGCAGATGAGTGTGAAGCGTATGGCAAGTCTGATCGAGTACACAACAGCATGGGCTATTGGTCAGGGTGTCAGATTTACCGACAGGAGGTACGAATGAGACGACAGCGACGAAGTTTCACCGACATCATCTGCGAAAACTGCAAATACCTTCCAACGAAACGCTCCAGAAATAAACGCAAGCCAATCCCAAAAGAATCTGACGTAAAAACCTTCAATTACACGGCTCACCTGTGGGATATCCGGTGGCTAAGACATCGTGCGAGGAAATGACAATGGATTATTCACAGTTAAGTGATTTTGAAATTAACGTGGCGGTATTCGAAGCCATTCATAACGGATCACCGGATTACAAAGAAGGTGAGAATGGCGATATGGTGTTTGTCTCATTTGAGGGAGACATTGTAAACGGAGACGCAGTTGAAGTAGAAGTTGAGCGCGGATCATTTAACCCATGCGTAAACTCAGCAGACGCATGGCCGATTATCACTGAAAACAACATCAGCATAATTTTAGACAATCCCTCAATGCCGTGCGCCACAGACAACGCAAGGGACTTGTTTGATGATGCAGGACCGAATGTTGGTGTCGCATATGACAATCCACTCCGTGCCGCCATGATTGTCTTTCTCATGCTGCAGGACGCCAATAATGCTTAGCCCATCCCAATCCATTCAATACCAGAAAGAAAGCGTCGAGCGAGCTTTAACGTGCGCTAACTGCGGTAAGAAGCTGCATGTGCTGGAAGTTCACGTGTGTGAGCACTGCTGCGCAGAACTGATGAGCGATCCGAATAGCTCAATGTACGAGGAAGAAGACGATGAATGAGTTAATAAATGGCAATGCCATCAAAATGACAAGCATTGAAATCGCTGAGTTGGTGGGTAAGCGTCATGACAAGGTGAAACAATCTATTGAACGACTGGCGGCTCGAGGTGTGATCCGAAATCCCCCAATGGTGGTTTTCGAAAAAATCAATAACTTAGGATTACTTCGTGGCGTAGAGGCTTACGTTTTTGAGGGCGAACAAGGTAAGCGAGACAGTATTGTCGTTGTAGCCCAGTTGTCGCCGGAATTCACCGCTCGTCTTGTTGACCGTTGGCGAGAGCTTGAAGAAACCGCGGTTAATATCCCCAAAACGCTACCAGAAGCGTTGCGCCTTGCTGCTGATCTTGCTGAGCAGAAAATGCAACTGGAAAACCAGCTCGCAATTGCCGCACCTAAAGTTGAGTTTGCCGATCGCGTTGGCGAGTCCAGCGGAATTTTGATTGGAAACTTTGCAAAGGTTGTCGGTATTGGTCCAAACAAACTGTTTGCGTGGATGCGCGATCACAAAATCCTTATTGCTTCAGGTTCCCGGCGCAATGTGCCAATGCAGGAATATATGGATCGCGGCTATTTCACAGTGAAAGAAACAGCGGTCAACACAAATCACGGAATACAGATATCGTTCACCACAAAAATCACCGGGCGTGGTCAACAGTGGCTGACCAGAAAGCTGCTCGATAACGGAATGCTGAAAGTAACAGGGGAGGCTGCTTAATGGCTAACCTACGCAAAGAAGCGCGCGGCAGAGAATGCCAGGTACGTATTTACGGCGTATGCAATGGTAATCCTGAAACTACAGTTCTGGCACATTACCGGATGGCTGGAATTTGCGGAACGGGAATGAAGCCTGACGACCTGATCGGCGCATGGGCTTGTAGCGCGTGTCACGATGAAATCGACCGACGCACCCATAATCTCGACAACAAAGACGCCAGACTTTACCACCTCGAAGGCGTGATCAGGACGCAGGCGATACTGCTGAAGGAGGGGAAGATTAAGTCATGAACGAATATCAGTTTGTGCTTCCATACCCGCCGTCGGTGAACACCTACTGGCGAAGACGGGGAAGCCAATACTACATCAGCGATAAAGGCCAGAAATACCGAAAAGACGTTCAGCAAATCATCCGCCAACTCAAGTTAGACATTTTCACCAAATCACGACTCCGCATCAAAGTCATCGCAGACGTTCCAGACTCCCGCCGCCGCGACCTCGATAACATCCTGAAAGGTTTACTCGACTCACTTATCCACGCCGGATTTGCGGAAGACGACGAGCAATTCGATGACATTCGCGTAATTCGTGGTGTGAAAGTACCAGGCGGGCGGCTTGGAATAAAAATCACCGAACTGGAGAACGCATGAACGCCACAATTCAAACGATACCAGAGCTTCTTATCCAGACACGAGGCAATCAGACCGAAGTGGCGAGGATGCTTTCCTGCGCAAGAGGAACAGTGCTCAAGTACAACCGAGACAGCAAAGGCGAGCGTCACGTAATAGTTAACGGCGTCCTGATGGTCAAACAGGGCAAAAGGGGAAGGCCATGAGACTCGAAAGCGTAGCTAAATTTCATTCGCCAAAAAGCCCGATGATGAGCGACTCACCACGGGCTACGGCTTCTGACTCTCTTTCCGGTACTGATGTGATGGCTGCTATGGGGATGGCGCAATCACAAGCCGGATTCGGAATGGCTGCATTCTGCGGTAAGCATGAACTCAGCCAGAACGACAAACAAAAGGCTATCAACTATCTGATGCAATTTGCACACAAGGTATCGGGGAAATACCGTGGTGTGGCAAAGCTCGAAGGAAATACTAAGGCAAAGGTACTGCAAGTGCTCGCAACATTCGCTTATGCGGATTATTGCCGTAGTGCCGCGACGCCGGGCGCAAGATGCAGAGATTGCCACGGTACAGGCCGTGCGGTTGATATAGCCAAAACAGAACTGTGGGGGAGAGTTGTTGAGAAAGAATGCGGAAGATGCAAAGGCGTCGGCTATTCAAGGATGCCAGCAAGCGCCGCATATCGCGCTGTAACGATGCTAATCCCAAATCTTACTCAACCCACCTGGTCACGCACTGTTAAGCCGCTGTATGACGCTCTGGTGGTGCAATGCCACAAAGAAGAGTCAATCGCAGACAACATTTTGAATGCGGTCACACGTTAGCAGCATGATTGCCACGGATGGCAACATATTAACGGCATGATATTGACTTTTTGAATAAAGTTGGGTAAATTTGACTCAACGATGGATAAATGCACTCGTTAAATAAAGCCCTGAGTTAATAGCTCGGGGCTTTTTGCGTTTTAAGCACGGCCTTTCTGAAAGCACATCAAACCAAATACCAGACAGACCAAAATAATCACCTTATCCGCTGTGGCTACGGTGCGGTGTGCTTTGCATAAAAGAAAACCAGCTCAATGGCTGGCTTCGTGAAAGCGGGTGGCATGAGGTTGCGCTAACAACCTCCTGCCGTTTTGCCCGTGCATATCGGTCACGAACAAATCTGATTACTAAACACAGTAGCCTGGATTTGTTCTATCAGTAATCGACCTTATTCCTAATTAAATAGAGCAAATCCCCTTATTGGGGGTAAGACATGAAGATGCCAGAAAAACATGACCTGTTAGCCGCCATTCTCGCGGCAAAGGAACAAGGCATCGGGGCAATCCTTGCGTTTGCAATGGCGTACCTTCGCGGCAGATATAATGGCGGTGCGTTTACAAAAACAGTAATCGACGCAACGATGTGCGCCATTATCGCCTGGTTCATTCGTGACCTTCTCGACTTCGCCGGACTAAGTAGCAATCTCGCTTATATAACGAGCGTGTTTATCGGCTACATCGGTACTGACTCGATTGGTTCGCTTATCAAACGCTTCGCTGCTAAAAAAGCCGGAGTAGAAGATGGTGGAAATCAATAATCAACGTAAGGCGTTCCTCGATATGCTGGCGTGGTCAGAGGGAACTGATAACGGACGTCAGAAAACCAGAAATCATGGTTATGACGTCATTGTAGGCGGAGAGCTATTCACTGATTACTCCGATCACCCTCGCAAACTTGTCACGCTAAACCCCAAACTCAAATCAACAGCAGCCGGACGTTACCAGCTTCTTTCCCGTTGGTGGGATGCCTATCGTAAGCAGCTTGGCCTGAAAGACTTCTCTCCGAAAAGCCAGGACGCTGTGGCACTGCAACAGATTAAAGAGCGTGGCGCTTTACCGATGATTGATCGCGGTGATATTCGTCAGGCAATCGACCGTTGCAGCAATATCTGGGCTTCACTTCCGGGGGCTGGTTATGGTCAGTTCGAGCATAAGGCTGACAACCTGATTGCAAAATTCAAAGAGGCTGGCGGAACGGTCAGAGAGATTGAGGTATGAGCAGAGTCACCGCGATTATCTCCGCTCTGATTATTTGCATCATCGTCTGCCTGTCATGGGCTGTTAATCATTACCGTGATAATGCAATCGCCTACAAAGAGCAGCGCGATAAAGCCACATCCATCATCGCTGATATGCGGAAGCGTCAACGTGATGTAGCAGAACTCGACGCAAGATACACAAAGGAGCTTGCTGATGCTAACGCGACTATCGAAAGTCTCCGTGCTGATGTTTCTGCTGGGCGTAAGCGCCTGCAAGTCGCCGCCACCTGTGCAAAGTCAACGACCGGAGCCAGCAGCATGGGCGATGGAGAAAACCCAAGACTTACAGCAGATGCTGAACTCAATTATTACCGTCTCCGAAGTGGAATCGACAGGATAACCGCGCAGGTTAACTACCTGCAGGAGTACATCAGGACGCAATGCCTTCGATGATAGCGATAATTTTACTCATCATCCTTCACATCTGGCTCTGTAGACAGGGTGGTGATCACTTCTGGAGTGAATCCAGATTAAACATCTCATTGCTGATGCTTGATATTGAGCATCTGGCGCGCGGTAAGGGGCTGCGTTGAGATAAGAGCCAGTCATTACAAATACCAGGATTTAGCCTCGCATTCGCGGGGCTTTTTTATATCTGCAGTAAACCGCGCATCGCAGCGCGTAACAATCCCGAGTCTTTCAGAAAGCTGAGCCTGAGAACTGCCGTATATGGTGGCGACCATCTCGGGGCGGCTTTTCTGTGCGAACAGGCTCATCTTTCTAAAAGGTAAAGACGCAATGAACTACCCAACCGTTGTTAACGATATAGATTTCAGAGACCTAATTTTTGTAGCAAACAACGATCCGGTTACAGATTCTTTTATGGTGGCAAAAGCATTTGGAAAGCTGCCGAAGAACGTGGTTCGTGACATTGAACGAACCATAGAAGCTTGCCCTCCTGAGTTTGATACAAAGCTCAACTTTGAGCTTTGCTATAAAAACAATGAGTTACAGAATGGTAAGCCGCAAAAATTCTACCGTCTCCGCAAGGATGGGTTGATGCTTTTGGTTATGTCCTACACCAAAAAAGAAGCAATGCGTATCAAAATTGCTTACATCAACGCATTCAACTGGATGTACGCCATGCTTCAGGTTGGTCATCGTCAATTTGAAGAAGAGAGAAATGCCGTAATGCTGGAGTACATGAAAGAGAAGGATGTTGCCAGCATGTCAGGCCGCCTGCTTAATCGCTGGGGAAAAATTAAGAAGCCTCAGCTACTGGCGAGAATTGAACGCCTTGAACAGCACGGGCAAACCGTAATCCCCGGACTCACCAATTAACGGCAGTACAGCGAAACAACCCAAGCCAGAAAGTGGGGAAATAACACTGGCAGCCACTGAAAGATGAACCTCCTGCCTTATGGCAAAAAAGATTCTTTGTGGTGGCGTACTGATGGAAAGACATCGGTTATTGCAGAGACCATTCAATGAGTGGTCTCGACAATGGCTTATACCCTACACGGGATAACTTAACTGATATCCCTTTTAACGGATAAACGGAGCCAACAATGGCAGAGATTATTCCCATGACTGAAGAACAGAAATTCCAGTTAGAGATTTACAAGCTGGTCATGAACCAGAACGCAGCCGCAGAGGAAGCATTTCAGTTCATTGGCACTGACGAACTGAAGCTTGAGCTATTCAAAATTCACTTCCAGTCAGGCGGCGCTAATTCAGATATCACTACCCGCACTATCGAAGCGGTGCGTAAATCGAAGGAAGCGTTATACCTGTTCACCACCGGAGCATAAACATGGCGCGCCCAACAAAGTATCAAGAGGCGTATGCCGAACAGGCACGCAAACTGTGCTTGCTGGGCTACACCGATGCAGAGCTTGCTGATTTCTTCGAAGTCAGTGAGTCAACTATTAACAAGTGGAAGCTTGATTATCCTGAGTTTTCGGAGTCCATAAAAAAGGGTAAGGCCGTCGCTGATGCAGAAGTTAGTGACCGTCTTTATCAACGCGCTATGGGCTTCGTGGCTCCAGACATCGATATTCGTGTTATTGAAAACAGAATTGTCGAAACTCCTCTTGAGAAGTATTACCCGCCTGATACAACAGCTGCCATCTTCTGGCTTAAGAACCGACAGAAGGATAAATGGCGCGACAAGGTTGATCACGAGCTAACAGGCAAAGACGGCGGCGCAATCCAGATTGAAACATCACCGATGAGTACTCTATTCGGAAAATGACCTCGATTAATCCTATCTTTGAACCGTTCATTGAGGCGCATCGCTACAAAGTCGCCAAAGGCGGTCGAGGTAGCGGTAAATCATGGGCAATTGCGAGACTGCTTGTTGAAGCGGCGCGTCGGCAGCCAGTGCGTATTCTCTGCGCTCGTGAACTGCAAAACAGTATCAGCGATTCGGTAATCCGGCTGCTTGAAGACACCATAGAGCGTGAAGGGTATACGGCTGAGTTTGAAATTCAGCGTTCCATGATTCGTCATCTCGGAACGAATGCTGAATTCATGTTCTACGGCATCAAAAACAACCCGACGAAGATTAAATCGCTCGAAGGTATTGATATCTGCTGGGTGGAAGAAGCGGAAGCGGTAACGAAGGAATCATGGGATATCCTGATACCAACCATCCGTAAGCCGTTCTCTGAAATATGGGTGAGCTTTAACCCGAAGAACATACTCGACGATACCTATCAGCGATTCGTCGTAAATCCTCCTGATGATATTTGCCTGTTGACGGTGAACTACACCGACAACCCGCACTTTCCTGAAGTTCTCCGTCTGGAGATGGAAGAGTGTAAACGCAGAAATCCGACACTGTATCGTCACATCTGGCTTGGTGAGCCAGTGAGCGCAAGTGATATGGCAATTATCAAACGTGAATGGCTTGAAGCCGCAACCGATGCGCACAAGAAACTCGGATGGAAAGCGAAAGGCGCTGTTGTCTCTGCGCATGACCCATCAGATACAGGGCCAGATGCTAAAGGTTATGCATCGCGTCACGGTTCGGTAGTTAAGCGCATTGCCGAAGGTCTGCTGATGGACATCAACGAGGGTGCTGACTGGGCTACTTCGCTGGCGATTGAAGACGGCGCTGACCATTACCTGTGGGATGGTGATGGTGTTGGTGCCGGGCTACGCAGACAGACAACGGAAGCGTTTTCCGGCAAGAAAATCACCGCCACGATGTTCAAGGGCAGCGAATCGCCATTCGATGAAGATGCACCGTATCAAGCCGGAGCATGGGCTGATGAAGTCGTACAGGGTGACAACGTTCGCACTATTGGCGATGTGTTCCGCAATAAGCGAGCACAATTCTATTACGCGCTGGCTGACAGGCTGTATCTGACATATCGGGCGGTTGTTCACGGTGAGTATGCAGACCCCGACGACATGCTGAGTTTCGACAAAGAAGCGATAGGCGAGAAGATGCTGGAGAAGCTGTTTGCAGAACTGACGCAGATTCAGCGCAAATTCAATAATAACGGGAAGCTGGAGCTTATGACTAAGGTCGAAATGAAGCAGAAGCTCGGTATTCCATCTCCTAACCTGGCTGATGCGCTGATGATGTGTATGCATTGCCCGGCATTGGTCCGCGAAGAAACAGAAATATACGTTCCCTCATCCTCCGGTTGGTAAACATGGCAGAGACATTAGAGAAAAAACATGAGCGGATCATGCTCAGGTTTGACCGCGCCTATTCTCCACAGAAGGAAGTGCGCGAAAAGTGCATTGAAGCTACGAGGTTTGCTCGTGTCCCAGGAGGTCAATGGGAAGGAGCAACGGCGGCTGGAACTAAGCTTGATGAGCAGTTCGAGAAGTATCCTAAGTTTGAAATCAATAAGGTAGCAACTGAACTTAACCGCATCATTGCAGAATACCGCAATAACAGAATCACCGTTAAGTTTCGTCCTGGTGACAGAGAGGCAAGCGAAGAGTTAGCCAATAAATTAAATGGTCTGTTCCGTGCTGACTACGAAGAAACTGATGGCGGTGAGGCTTGCGATAATGCATTTGACGACGCTGCTACTGGTGGTTTCGGTTGCTTCCGTTTGACGTCGATGCTGGTCAATGAATACGACCCCATGGACGATCGTCAGCGTATTGCTATTGAACCAATATACGACCCGTCGCGCTCTGTGTGGTTTGACCCTGACGCTAAGAAGTACGACAAATCTGACGCGTTGTGGGCGTTCTGTATGTATTCGTTGTCACCTGAAAAATATGAGGCTGAATACGGAAAGAAACCTCCTACTTCTCTGGATGTAACGTCTATGACCAGTTGGGAATATAACTGGTTTGGTGCAGATGTTATTTACATAGCGAAGTATTACGAAGTTCGTAAAGAGTCTGTTGACGTCATCAGTTATCGACATCCAATCACTGGAGAGATTGCAACATACGACAGTGATCAGGTTGAAGATATTGAAGATGAACTGGCAATAGCTGGATTTCAGGAAGTGGCAAGGCGCTCAGTGAAGCGCCGTCGTGTGTATGTATCCGTAGTGGATGGTGATGGTTTCCTTGAGAAACCTCGACGTATTCCTGGTGAGCATATCCCCCTCATCCCGGTTTATGGAAAACGCTGGTTCATTGATGACATTGAGCGTGTCGAAGGGCACATTGCAAAAGCAATGGATCCACAGCGTTTGTACAACCTTCAGGTTTCAATGCTGGCTGATACTGCAGCGCAAGACCCCGGTCAGATCCCTATAGTTGGCATGGAGCAAATTCGTGGACTTGAGAAGCACTGGGAGGCTCGCAACAAGAAACGCCCAGCGTTCTTGCCGTTGCGCGAAGTGAGAGATAAATCTGGCAACATTATCGCTGGAGCTACCCCGGCAGGATATACACAGCCTGCGGTTATGAATCAGGCATTGGCTGCATTACTACAGCAAACCAGTGCAGATATTCAGGAGGTTACAGGCGGCAGTCAGGCCATGCAGCAGATGCCAAGTAATATTGCTCAGGAAACGGTTAACAACTTGATGAACAGAGCAGATATGGCTTCGTTTATCTATCTGGACAATATGGCGAAAAGTCTTAAACGCGCTGGTGAAGTATGGCTGTCAATGGCGCGTGAAGTGTACGGTTCAGAACGTGAAGTGCGCATCGTTAACGAAGATGGAAGTGATGATATCGCTGTCCTGAGCGCACAGGTTGTTGACAGGCAAACAGGGGCTGTTGTTGCGTTAAATGACCTTTCTGTCGGTCGATACGATGTGACGGTTGATGTTGGACCAAGCTACACAGCACGACGTGATGCAACGGTTTCTGTACTGACAAATGTCCTTAGCTCTATGCTTCCAACAGACCCAATGCGCCAGGCAATTCAGGGTATTATTCTGGACAATATCGATGGCGAAGGCCTTGATGACTTCAAAGAGTACAACCGAAACCAACTGCTGATATCTGGTATTGCAAAACCACGCAATGAGAAAGAGCAGCAGATTGTTCAACAGGCGCAAATGGCAGCACAAAGCCAGCCAAATCCTGAAATGGTTCTCGCTCAGGCGCAAATGGTAGCAGCGCAGGCAGAAGCGCAAAAAGCAACTAACGAAACTGCTCAAACTCAAATCAAAGCATTTACTGCCCAGCAGGATGCGATGGAGAGTCAGGCAAACACTGTCTATAAACTGGCTCAAGCCAGAAACATCGATGACAAAGCAGTGATGGAGGCAATACGCCTTCTGAAAGATGTCGCCGAGTCACAACAACAGCAATTCCAGTCACCACCACAGTCACCGGCAGACTTAATGCCGAGTTAACCAGGAGTAATCAATGGAAAACGAACTGATCATCGACGGTCAGGTTATTGACCTGTCTGAAACACAGGAAAATGCAGAAGAAACCATCATCCAAACAGAGTCACAGCCTGAGAATGAAAGCCAGGATGACAACGGAAAAGAGATGGCAACTGATCCTGAAAAAACCGAAGAGACACCAGAAGATTACGCCTTGCGTATTGGTGATGAAGAAATTCAGCTTAACGCTGACGATGATGATCACATTGACGGGCAACCTGCACCGCAATGGGTGAAAGATCTTCGCAAAGGATTCAAAGAAACACAGAAAGAAAACCGTGAGTTGCGCCGCCAGCTTGAGGAAGCATTAGCCAAGCCTGCGGAACATCAGCAACCACAACCAGACGCTATTCCACCAAAACCGACTCTTGAGTCGTGTGATTATGACGAACAGGCGTTTGAACAGGCATTGACTGATTGGCATGAGAAAAAAGGCCGTGTCGAACAGCAGCAGCAACAAAAACTACGTCAGCAACAGGAATACCAGCAGCGTTTCCAGCAAAGGGTAGAAGCGCATAAACAACGGGCAGCCAAACTTCCTGTGAAAGATTATCAGGAAATGGAAGCCATTGTTCTTAGTGAGCTACCACCAATTCAGCAGGAAATCATCATTCACTGTGCAGACGAAGGCTCTGAACTACTCGCCTATGGCTTAGGTAAGAGCCAGCAATTACGCCAGCGTGTAGCCGCTGAGACAGATCCAATTCGCGCAGCATTCCTCTTGGGGCAGATTAGCAAACAGGTAAGCCTTGCTCCAAAACCAAAGAAAGCCATCAAGCCAGAGCCGGAAGTACGTGGTGGCGGTGCTGATGCGAAACAAGACGAATTCAACAAATTATGCCCCGGCGCAAAAATCGAATAAGGAAAAGATAAATGCCTAACAATCTCGACAGTAACGTCAGTCAAATCGTTCTGAAAAAATTCCTTCCGGGTTTTATGTCAGATTTAGTTCTGGCGAAAACCGTAGACCGTCAGTTGCTGGCAGGTGAAATCAACTCCAGCACTGGCGATAGCGTTAGCTTTAAACGTCCGCATCAATTCTCATCCCTCCGTACTCCCACTGGTGATATCTCAGGGCAAAATAAAAACAACCTGATCTCAGGTAAAGCTACGGGGCGTGTAGGTAACTACATCACTGTTGCTGTTGAATATCAGCAACTGGAGGAAGCGATCAAGCTTAACCAACTGGAAGAAATTCTCGCGCCGGTTCGCCAGCGAATCGTTACCGACCTTGAAACAGAGCTTGCTCACTTCATGATGAATAACGGTGCGTTGTCACTTGGTAGCCCCAATACTCCAATCACCAAATGGTCTGATGTTGCGCAGACGGCATCTTTCCTGAAAGACCTCGGCGTTAATGAAGGTGAAAACTATGCTGTAATGGATCCATGGTCTGCACAGCGACTTGCTGATGCGCAGACTGGTTTGCATGCTTCAGATCAATTGGTTCGTACTGCATGGGAGAACGCACAGATCCCAACCAATTTTGGCGGCATTCGCGCACTGATGTCTAATGGGCTTGCCTCTCGTACGCAGGGGGCATTTGGCGGAACACTGACAGTCAAAACACAGCCAACTGTTACCTATAACGCAGTTAAAGACTCATACCAGTTCACTGTAACATTGACCGGAGCGACAGCCAGCGTTACAGGTTTTCTGAAAGCTGGTGATCAGGTTAAATTCACCAATACCTACTGGCTGCAACAGCAGACCAAACAGGCGTTGTATAACGGAGCCACACCAATTAGCTTCACTGCAACGGTTACTGCTGATGCTAATTCAGACAGCAGTGGCGATGTGACGGTTACGCTTTCTGGTGTTCCGATTTATGACACTACAAACCCGCAGTACAACTCTGTAAGTCGTCAGGTAGAGGCAGGCGATGCCGTATCTGTAGTAGGCACTGCTAGCCAGACAATGAAGCCAAACCTGTTCTATAACAAGTTCTTCTGTGGACTTGGCTCTATCCCACTGCCGAAACTGCACAGTATTGATTCTGCTGTTGCAACATATGAAGGTTTCTCCATCCGCGTACATAAATACGCAGATGGCGATGCCAACGTGCAAAAAATGCGCTTCGACTTACTGCCTGCATATGTGTGCTTTAACCCTCACATGGGCGGTCAGTTCTTCGGTAATCCGTAATAACAAGGGGCTTACGCCCCTTTTATGTTTTAAGGAAACAATATGGATCGGATGAGTGTATTCCTTGCCGCAGATAACGAATCCGGGCATGTACAGGCCGTTATCGCAGAAAAAGACTTCCAGTTTTTCGAAAGGTTGGGCTTTGTTGCCTCAGTTGATGAATTGAAACCGACCAGTAAGCGAGGTCGTAAGGCGGCGGACAATGGCAACAGTACTGACAAAGGGTGAGATCGTCCTTTTTGCGCTTCGTAAGTTTGCTATTGCTTCTAATGCATCTCTTACTGATGTTGAGCCGCAATCAATTGAAGATGGTGTAAATGATCTGGAAGATATGATGTCCGAGTGGATGATTAACCCCGGCGACATTGGTTACGCTTTCGCAACTGGAGATGAGCAGCCATTACCAGATGATGAGTCAGGTCTTCCAAGAAAATACAAACACGCAGTAGGCTATCAGTTATTGCTGAGAATGCTATCTGATTACAGCCTTGAACCAACTCCGCAAGTTCTCAGTAACGCCCAACGCTCATATGATGCCTTGATGACCGACACTCTGGTTGTTCCTTCAATGCGACGACGTGGAGATTTTCCTGTAGGGCAGGGTAATAAATATGACGTGTTCACATCTGACCGATATTATCCAGGCGATCTCCCTCTGATTGATGGCGATATCCCAAACGCATAGGTGAATAAATGCCTATTCAGCAACTTCCGCTTATGAAAGGTGTCGGCAAAGACTTTCGAAACGCCGACTATATCGACTATCTGCCAGTGAATATGCTGGCTACACCCAAAGAAATCCTGAACAGCAGCGGATATCTTCGCTCATTCCCGGGCATTGCCAAACGTTCTGATGTGAACGGTGTATCTCGCGGCGTCGAGTACAACATGGCGCAGAGTGCTGTTTATCGCGTGTGTGGTGGCAAGTTGTATAAGGGCGAAAGCGAAGTCGGTGACGTCGCCGGAAGTGGTCGCGTATCAATGGCTCATGGTCGAACATCACAGGCTGTAGGCGTTAATGGTCAACTGGTCGAGTATCGTTATGATGGCACGGTTAAAACCGTCTCAAACTGGCCTACAGACAGTGGATTCACGCAGTATGAGTTAGGTTCAGTTCGCGACATTACTCGCTTACGTGGGCGTTATGCGTGGTCAAAAGACGGAACTGATTCATGGTTTATCACTGACCCTGAAGACGAATCGCACCCTGACCGATACAGTGCACAATATCGCGCAGAATCGCAGCCGGACGGCATCATCGGTATCGGGACATGGCGAGACTTCATCGTCTGCTTTGGTTCATCGACTATTGAATATTTCTCCCTGACTGGCGCAACCACCGTTGGTGCTGCTTTGTATGTCGCACAGCCATCACTGATGGTGCAGAAAGGCATTGCCGGGACTTACTGCAAAACGCCATTCGCTGATTCGTATGCGTTCATCAGCAATCCGGCAACAGGTGCGCCGTCTGTATACATCATAGGCTCCGGTCAGGTATCACCAATCGCCAGCGCGAGCATTGAGAAAATCCTCCGCTCCTACACTGCTGATGAACTGGCTGATGGCGTGATGGAATCGCTGCGATTTGATGCGCATGAGCTTCTGATTATCCATCTTCCGCGCCATGTTCTGGTGTACGACGCATCTTCAAGCGCCAATGGTCCGCAATGGTGTGTGTTGAAAACAGGCCTTTATGACGATGTGTACCGCGCTATCGACTTCATTTACGAAGGCAATCAGATAACGTGCGGCGATAAGCTGGAGTCCGTGACCGGGAAATTGCAATTCGACATCAGCAGCCAGTACGACAAGCAACAGGAGCATCTGCTGTTTACTCCTCTGTTCAAAGCGGATAACGCCAGAGTTTTCGACCTTGAAGTTGAATCTTCAACTGGCGTTGCGCAGTACGCCGACCGCCTTTTTCTCTCTGCAACCACTGACGGCATCAATTACGGTCGTGAGCAGATGATTGAGCAGAATGAACCGTTTGTTTACGACAAACGCGTTTTGTGGAAGCGAGTCGGGCGCATCAGGAAAAATGTCGGCTTCAAATTGCGCGTTATCACGAAGTCACCTGTCACTCTGTCTGGCTGCCAGATAAGGATTGAGTAATGGCTGATTCGAATCTCAATGAGCCGGTAACAATTCAGGCTACACGACTCGATACATCAATCCTTCCACGCAATATATTCAGCCAGTCTTACCTGCTGTATGTCATTAATCAGGGGGCTGATGTCGGCGCAATTGCCGGGAAGGCAAATCAGGCTGGTCAGGGCGCTTACGATGCTCAAGTGAAAAACGATGAACAGGACGTCGAACTGGCAGATCACGATGCAAGAATCACCGCAAACACAAAAGCGATAAATCTCCTTGAGGTCAGGTTAACAACTGCCGAAGGGAAGATAGTCGTACTGCGTAGCGATGTTGATTACTTGCTGGATGAGGTTATCGCTATTCAGGCGCATCTGGTCACTGTTGACCAAAGACTGGATGGCATAGAAAGCGATGTATCTGACATTAAGAGTGATTACGTATCGAAAACCGTAACCGAATCGCAGTCTCTTGCGTCACCGCTGGATGTAAAAACATCATATTCAGTTGATGGAATTCAGGTAGTTGGAGCAAGGCAGACTGGATGGACTGCAGCCACAGGTACGCCACTTCTTGGCTCATTCAACGCAAACCAGTCATACACGGTCGGCACTACGTACACACAATCCGAAGTCGCGGCTCTCGCTACAGGTTTGCAGCAGGCGCGGCAGCGTATTCTGGCGCTTGAAACAGCACTTAGATTACATGGGCTGATTGACTGATGATTACATTCAAACCAACGCGAAACATCGACCTGATAGAAGCAGTAGGAAATCACCCTGACATTATTGCCGGGAGCAACAACGGTGATGGATACGACTACAAACCTGAATGCCGTTACTTTGAGGTGAACGTGCACGGGCAGTTCGGCGGCATTGTTTACTATCAGGAGATTCAGCCGCTTACATTCGATTGCCACGCCATGTACCTGCCAGAGGTTCGTGGATTCAGCAAGGAAATCGGGCTGGCGTTCTGGCGATACATTCTGACTAACACCACTGTTCAGTGTGTCACATCGTTCGCTGCGCGCAAATTCCGCCACGGGCAGATGTACTGCGCAATGATTGGCCTTAAGCGTGTAGGAACCATCAAGAAATACTTTAAAGGCGTGGATGACGTGACTTTTTACAGCGCCACACGCGAAGAACTAATCGACTTCCTGAATCACGGGAGATAGCCATGTTATATGCATTTAAGCTGGGCAGAAAACTGCGCGGCGAGGAACCTTATTGCCCTGAAAAAGGCGGGAAAGGTGGCAGTTCTGATAAAAGTGCAAAGTATGCCGCAGAAGCTCAGAAGTATGCCGCAGACCTGCAAAATAAGCAGTTCAACACCATCATGAACAACCTGAAGCCGTTTACTCCTCTGGCTGATAAGTATCTCGGCAGCCTCGAGAACTTATCGTCTCTGGAAGGGCAAGGTCAGGCGCTTAACCAGTATTACAACTCTCAGCAGTATAAAGATCTTGCTGGTCAGGCTCGCTATCAGAGTCTGGCGGCAGCGGAAGCAACAGGTGGATTGGGTTCCACCGCAACCAGTAATCAGTTAGCAACAATCGCACCAACGCTTGGTCAGCAATGGCTATCTGGACAAATGAACAATTACAACAACCTGGCAAATATCGGTCTTGGCGCTCTTCAGGGACAGGCAAACGCCGGGCAAACATATGCCAACAACATGAGTCAGATTTCGCAGCAAAGCGCAGCACTGGCGGCGGCAAACGCCAACCGACCGTCAGCATTGCAGCAGGGTGTTAGTGGTGCTGCATCCGGTGCGCTTTTGGGTGGTGGCATAGCCAGTGCTCTCGAGCTATCAACTCCGTGGGGGGCTGGTATTGGTGCTGGTCTTGGTCTGCTTGGTTCACTGTTTTAAGGGTTAATCAATGGCTACGTGGCAACAGGGTATTAATTCTGGTGGTTTTCTGGCTGGCATTGGTACGCAAAATGAGAATGCACCAAAGGCAAGCGACATTAACGCAACGCTTGGTCTGATTCGCGAAAACAATGAACTGGCTCGATCAGGTGCAAATAACGTTGGTCTGACCGCGTTACGTGGTCTGGCTGGAGTTGCTGATATTTACAATCAGGAACAGCAACAGAAAGCGATTAGTGCGTTCAATAAGGTTCATGCTGATGCATGGGCTTCTGGTGATCCATCGGGACTATTTAAGTTTGCCCAGGAAAATCCAGCGTTTGTTGCACAGGCACAACAGGCGTTTTCCGGTCTTAATGATCAGCAACGCAACGATATGGGCGATTTAGCCATGAGGGCTAACGTCGCTCTTTCTCAGGGACCGGAAGCCTACAGTAAATTCATTACTGACAACAAGGACAGGTTAAATCGCGTTGGTGCTAATGCTGACTGGATGATTCAGACAGGTATCCAGAATCCAGAGCAGCTATCACACATGCTGACTACTATGTCTCTCGGTGCACTTGGGCCAGAAAAGGCGTTTGCTGTTCAGGACAAGATGGCTGGTCGTGAAATTGACCGAGGCAGGCTGGCAGAGACAATCCGCAGCAATCAGGCTGGAGAAGCACTTCAGGCGAGAGGGCAAAACCTTTCCTATCAGTCAGCAATGACTGGACACAATATCGCAGCACAACGCTTGGCTCTGGATCAGCAAGAGTTCGGGTTTAAGATGCAGCAAGCGCAGGAAAAGGCTCAGCAGTTGATTAGCGAAGCACCTAAGCTGTCAGTAAACATGGAAAAAGGCATCGAGACGGCTGTAAACAATGCTACAGCATCATCAAACTCAGCCAATTCTATGAGTGCGCTTGCTCAACAGTTCAGAGCAGAAAAACCAACGACAGGTTTGTTCGGTAACGCACAGAACATGTTCGCAAAACTTACCGGAAGCGATACAACATTGCGTGATTTGCGCATTCGCCAAAATGCCCTTGTTAACAGTCAGGTTCTTAAATTCCTACCTCCCGGCCCAGCAACGGATAAAGACGTTGAGATCGTTCGACAGGGTGCGCCAACTGACATGGATAACCCTGAGACGGTCGCAAGATGGCTTGATGCAATGGCAAACCTTGAGCGACGAAACGCGCAGTTTAATGAGTTTAAAGCCGAGTGGATGAGCGCGAATGGCAACCCTGGACAATCGCGTAATGGCGGTCAGATATTGGGGTTGGATGTTAAAAAAGGTGAATCATTGGGGAGTGCCGTTAAGCGGTATATGTCAATGAATACTGACGCAGCGCCAGCACAAGATTCGACACCTTCAGGAGAACCACGGAATCAGGTTGGATCATATACCTCAAAATCAGGCATTCAATTTACGGTGGAATGATGAAAGTAACTGCAAACGGTAAGACATTTACCTTTCCTGATGGTACGAGCACCGAAGATATTGGCACCGCCATTGATGAGTATTTTGCTGGTCAGGCTGTTCAGCAACAAACAGTTAATCAGGCCAATAATGCACCAACACGGGACGAACCATCATTGATGCAACAAGCTGGCGATTGGCTCACTGGTGGTCAAAGTGCAGGGCAAATTGCAGAACAGGCTGGTCGTGGTCTGGTAAACATACCATTTGACGTATTACAGGGCGGCGCAAGTCTGATTAATGCAATCAGCCAGGGGCTTGGTGGACCCAAGGTTTTGGATGATGTTTATCGTCCAGTAGACAGACCGACAGACCCCTACGCACAAGCCGGTGAAACAATTGGTGGGTATTTAGTTCCAGGAGTTGGAACGGCAGGAAGCATGGCTATTGGATCACTGGCAGAGGCCGCAAATCAGAAAGGCGATTTCGCACAAAATGCAGCTAAAAATGCAGGAGTTAACCTTGCCGCTCAGGGGGTTCTTTCCGCAGCAGCAAAGGGAATAGGGCGTGGAATAACGGCTATAAAAGGTGATATTGCGCCAGAAGTGGCGAAGAAAATTGCCACATCAGAATCGATGGGCGTAACACCAATGACATCTGATGTTATCCCGCCGAAAAATGCTTTCACTCGCGGCCTTACTCAGGATGCCGAGGGGGCTTTGCTCGGGACAGGCTCAAAGCGAGCGGAGCAATATGCAACGCGTAGTAAGCTGGTAAGTAATTATTTTGACCGTTTTGGTGAGTACAACCCTGATGATGTGGTGAAATCTCTGACCACCACGTTAAGGGGGAGGAAGGATGCCGCTGGCGCTGTTATCAATGACGTCACCAATAAAATGGGTAATGCCGCAGTTGATACCACAAATACCATGAATGCTCTGAATACAGCGATCGCAAGACAGGAACGGCTTGGGACGTCTGCCAATCAAAGCCTGCTTACATCCTTGCGTAACCTACGTGAAGAATTAGCAAACCCTGCAACTGATTTGGATGTTACGTTTGATCTCTTGCGTCAGCACAGAACAGCCTTTAGATCTAATGTTCAGGGAGATGCTATGGTCTTCCCCAACCAGGCAAAAGCAGCTACCAATATGGTAGAGAACGCAATGTCAAAAGACCTTCGTAACGCAGTTGCTAAAAACCTCGGTGCATCAGACGCAGCAAAATACCTTAAAGCAAATTCCGATTATGCAAACGTTTATAATAAGGTGCTTAATAAAAACATTGCTAACAAACTCAACAAGGCAAGCAGTGAAGCCAGTCCTGAACTTATAAATACCGTTGTATTAAGCAGAAAACCATCTGACGTGAAACGAATCTGGAGCGCACTGGATGATAAAGGGAAAGATGCTATGCGTGCAGCTTACGTCAGCAAAATAGCGGAAAAGGCCGGTGACTCTCCAGCCAAGTTCATCACTGAAGTTAATAAGCTGAAATCTCAGTCAGGCGGTGAAATTTACAACACTATTTTTTCTGGAAAGCACATGAAAGAACTTGATGCTCTTAATGAAGTTCTACAGCAAACAGCAAGGTCAGACACCGCAAATGTAGTAACTCAGACGGGGCAATCGCAAGCCAACAGGATAAGGACGATTGGCGCAACTGCGACTCTTGGCGTATCAATGGGGCTTGAGGCTGGTTTCGGTGCAATGATGCGCTTGTATGAGTCCAAAGCAGCAAGGAATGCTCTCTTACGTCTGGCAAACACTAAAGCTGGAACGCCAGCCTATGAAAGAGCGCTGAATAACGCTGCGAATGCCATCAGGCCGCTGCTTGCCACTGAGGCAACACAGCAGTAACGTATGGGAAATTGGATTCAATCGCTAACATTTTCTTTTTACTTTTCCAACAAAAGCTTTGGTTGAATCCATATTTCCATAACCGGAAATGGTTTTTGACATTAAAACTGTTCCAGTAGGATGTATTACCCATGAGTCGATAACGCGTTGAGTTTCGCCATTCGCGCCGATTCCTATGATGGAGTTTTTAGACAATACTTTGTAAGCCATGCCGCCCGCATCTGTCCCAGAATATGTGATGCTAGCATCTTCACCGCTTGTCTTAATGATGAATGTTCCACTAAAACCATCTTCTTCCGGATGGAAATTATTTCGTTCTGAATAGCTTATTCCGCGCATATCTCCAACGACCCAGCACTCTGCTGTAGCCCCAAAAGATATGAATAAGAACATAGCAGCAAGAAATTGCTTCACACCAACCTCCTTAGTTTTGTGCAGGATACCAGATGATAATGTGTAGTTGGAGTAGCGCGGTTGTAATGCAAGCATTTTGTTTTGGTTTTATGCTTGCTTGTATGTGTGTACAGTGCATATAATGCAAGCATACATCACAACAAAGGTGCTTGCATTATGACTGAAAAGAAAAGTGGCGAAGGGAAAGCTAAGGGCGGGATCGCTCGCGCAAAGTCGCTGACTAAAGAGCAGCGTTCTGAAATAGCAAAGAAAGCAGCTGCTGCAAGATGGAAAAGTAAGATTCTCAGGGCAACTCATCGTGGTAACTTTTTAGATGATTTTGGCATTGATGCTGAATGTTATGTACTGGATGACGAGTCGAAAACTGTCGTTGTTACGAAAACTGGATTATCTCAGTTGCTAGGGATTGGTGAACATGCCAGGGATTTAGATCAACTGCTTGGCGCTCAGTATATGAGCAAATACCGAGATCTAGAATTGCAGCGAAAAATGGAAAATCCCTATAAATTTCAACTTACTTCGAAGTCTAAAACCGTTCATCAAGCGTTAGGTTATGACATTACAGCAATTGTTGATATTGGTAGGGCACTAATAGAAGCCAAAGATAATGACGATCTACCACAATCACGGTTAAAGGCAGCCGCCGCAGCACAGAGACTTATTAATGCCTCCGCTAAGGCGGGAATTAAGGGGGTTGCGTATGCGCTTGCTGGTTATCGTCCAGAAGTTCAGGCTGTCATTGACGAGTTCAAAGCGTTTGTTCGTGAAGAGGCTCGTCAATATGAAAAGGAATTTCCAGATGAGCTATACGAGGAGTGGTATCGACTGTACGGCCTGAATAGGCCAGAGAAAGGACGGCCTATTCGTTTTGGGCAGCTAACCAACATGCAGATATACACCCCGCTAGCAAAGAGTAAAGGTAAAATCCTTGAACAAATTAGAGCCAGCCGAGACGAGAACGGAAAACAATCTGATAAGTTGCATCTGTTCCTTTCTGAAATTGGTGTCAAGGCTTTGCGTCAGCATATCGGTAAGCTTCTTGGTGTCGCAGCGATGAGTGAGACAAGAGAAGAATACGAAAAAGGAATAGAAAAGGTTTTCGGAAGAATGAAACCAGAAATCTAATTATGAAACCCACCGTCAGGTGGGTTTTTTGTACAAATCCTTCAGCGTATCAAACACCATCTTCTTAACAAGTTCAGACTGCTCATCAGCGATGCGTTCCGCATCGTCTCGATAGCCTGAAATTTTGGATGGCTTTGATACAGCATCAGTCACTATCTGAACTAATTCTGAATTAAGAGAGCGGCCATTGGATTTGGCTCGCTGTTTTAGTTTTTCCTTTAATTCGTAAGGTAGCCGCAGATTAAATTGCGGGTCATCTCTTCCCATTCTTGATGCCTCACTTTTGTAAGTGGATCGGCATCATATGATCTACTGGTTATATCCACAATAAGACCACTGTGGTCTCAATGACGCATTGCCGTAGCCATGCTGCGGTGATTCCTTGTATCTGGAGCAAATTAAATGACAGACATTACAGCCAATGTGATCGTATCAATGCCATCGCAACTCTTCACTATGGCGCGTTCTTTTAAAGCCGTAGCCAATGGCAAAATTTATATCGGTAAAATTGACACTGACCCTGTAAATCCTGAAAACCAGATTCAGGTTTATGTGGAGAACGAAGACGGCTCTCACGCTCCTGTTTCGCAACCAATAATCATTAACGCTGCTGGATATCCGGTATATAACGGACAGATTGCCAAATTCGTTACCGTGCAAGGCCATTCTATGGCTGTTTATGATGCGTATGGTGCACAGCAGTTCTATTTTCCCAATGTGCTGAAGTATGACCCTGATCAACTACGGCAGCAATTAGAAGACCCAGATGGAGCGAATAAATACCCAAAACTTCAGATAGCAAGATGGAGAGACAGTTATGATGTAAGAGGTTGGGGGGCTATTGGTGATGGTGTTCATGATGATACATCAGCTCTATCAGAATTACTTTCTGTTGCAACAGGTGGTGAAAAGATAGATGGGCGAGGGCTTACTTTTAAAGTATCAACTCTTCCAGATGTCAGTCGATTTAAAAATGCTCGTTTTTTATTTGAGAGAATACCGGGTCAGCCTCTTTTTT